ATTAGTTCCATTATATTCTCTAGCCCATAGTTCTAAAACCATAGTTGGAATACTAGCTACACGTTTAATATCTTTTGTTTGAGAATAACCATCATTAAGATTATATAATCTTTTATTCTTTTGAAGAATAGGATTAACATCTTGTGATCTTTTTACTGTTACTTTTCCGTCAGGTTCTACAAAATATTTAGTTCCGTCAGATTCCTGGTCTCTTAATATAGACATTATTCACTTAATGTAGTTACGTAAACATTGGCAGAACCAATGGCAGCTAATTTTTCTCCAGGTGAAACTTTAAAATATTCATAACTTTTTGCTTCTAAAAATATTTTAGATGTTGTAGCAGTTGGATTAACTCCAAATTCTACATGAACATCTGCATCAGATATTACTCTAACGTATTCTATGTTAGCTTCAAAAGCAGCAGTCTGTGAAGATGAACCACTTGAAGAAAGTTTTACAGTTGTAACTGGTCTCATTGCTATATGCATTTGTATTTCCTTTATTTGATTATTAGGGGAGATTGCTCTCCCCAATATTAATTTATTATCTTCTTATTACGAATGTAACAAGACACTTCTTAGTGCCAGTAGATCCACCATCTGTAATGATTTCAATAGTGCCATCTTCAAGTACATCGTTAGCTGCTGTAGGTGCAGACGAATCTACAGTTCCAGCTGCTGAACCTGAATGTGCAACAGTTATTGCAGATCCTGTCATAGCAGTTCCACCGATTTCAAAAGTTAATGCAGCATTCGCATTTGTTATTGCACCTTGTAAAGCAGTAATAATTTTTATTACTTTTCCACCATCAGGTACTGCAACAAATGTAGATGAAGCTGTACTAATATCCTCTATTTCGGCTTGTATAAAATAGTCGTTTAATGTTCTCATGTTTTCTCCTTTGTATGTTCCGTATTATTGACCTCTTAATACTTCATATTTGGGTTTGATACAAGGGGAGTAGTTTGAGGTTACTCCCCTATGTATTTATAAATTATGATGTTGTTAAGTCGAATACTCCACCTGAAGCAGCTTCATTTCTAGAGATCAAAGTAAGTTCAGCTAATAGCTGTCTTTTTTCTGAATCACCAGTTTTAGAAAGTTCATGCATTGTGAAGTCTCTTAAGAACCCTACAGACCAATAGTCCATATCTAGAACTAAAGCATCTCTATCTCTAGAGAATCTGTTTGGTACTACTTCTAAATCACCAAAGTCAGAAGAATATACATCTATTGAAGTGTATAAAGTTTTATCTTCTGAAGCATCGAATCTAGTAGATCCACCAGTAAATCCTGAGATTTTCTGTTTGTTGAATGGGCCTACCATGATTACAGATGGGTTACCACCTGCATTCCATGTTCCTTTGATAACGTCTTTCAACATAGATTCAGTTAATGCTCTTTGAGTTCCATCGTTTCTTGCGTCAGAACCATCAGAAGCAGTTGGAGATGATCCACCTGAATCGAAGTTATCGTTAGTTGCAATCCAAGCACCTATAGAAGCAAATGTTCTTGCAGTCGTTGCATTTCCAGCTGCTCTTATTTGGTTAGTTAATAAAGTAGACTCGATGTCTCTTTTTAACTCTTTGGATTTTTTAGCAATTTGGTATGCAAGTTCACTTGCTCTACCAGCTTTATCTACAGCTTCTTGTGTACCAGTAATTACTACAGTCTTATCCATGATCTGTGTGTAGTTACCAATTCTAGCTGTTGCTGTTGATGCATCTAGAGTAGCTTCATCACCTTCGATTACTGCATTGTTAGTTGCAGCAGCCGCTAATGAATCTGTTTGCCATTCGTGGAAAGTGTTTTTTACTTGCTCTCTCGCAGCTGCACTCATGAAAGGAGTTTCAGTTGGAGAAATTGAGTAAATAACATCTTGTAGATCTTCTCTGATACCTACTGCATCGTATGTATCAAAAGTGTTTGTTGGTTGTGCCATGTTATTTTCCTATTTGTTTTTTGAGATTATTTCAAGAATAGCAGAATGAGCATCGTTCAGTTTACCTGACTTTCTCAATCTACCAATTTTTTGTTTAACAGTAGCACGTTTAGAATCCTCCATCTTAGGAGTTCCTGACTTAATTACTCTAGGAGCTGTAGTAACTTTTTTATTAGTTACTGGTGCTGCCTTTGAGGCTTTGTATCCCATTGCATCTCTTAGAACCATAAGGAATCTATGATCTGCTAATGAACCAATTTCTTGTTCGTTAAATCCATATTCAGATAAAGATTGTTTCATCTGATTTTTGAAAGTAACAGACTTAACTGGATCACTATATTCAGGGATCTTAGTTGCTGCCAAAGTTTTTTGTTCTTCTATGTATTGATTATACTGCTGTGCTTTGATTGCTTCAGTTTGAGACTTTAGTTTATTAAAAGATTCTCTTTGCTGACGCATTTCAAAATCTATCTTAGCAGCATTCGCAGGATCTTCTTCATACATCTTTTTGAGATCTGCATCGTTAGAAGGTTGACTGATATAGTTACTGGCCATGCCAATTAAATCATTCAATTCTTTGAGCTTACTGTCATACGTTTGACTAAGGCTCAGTCTTTGTTCATCAAGTGTTTTCTTATCTTGCGATAAAGCATGAGTCTTTTGTCTATAATCTGAGTCTCTTGAATAACCTGATTTCAATTCGTCCAAGCTGACCTCTAACTCTTGACCTTGTACTTTGACTCGGTGGAGTGAAGGTTCTTGTGCTTCTTGTTGTTCGGTTTGTTCTGTCTCAGTTATTTCAGAGCTTTCAGTTTCAGGTTTAGCTTCCTCAGTCTCGGATTGGCTAACTTCTTCAACAACATCAGGTTTAGTTTCTTCAACTGGTTTTTCCTGTGTTTGCTCTTGTGGTTCTGTCTGTTTTTTCTCAGGTTCTGATTGTCCTTCTTGAGGATTCAGTAATCCTGTTATTTTATCAGCAGCACCTTTTATAGTTTTATCTACTTGCATAGATTCTCCTTTTAGGTTGATCGCTTCCTGGATTGGATTGGCGAAATAGACTTCTAATTACTTAGTTAAGTCTTGTAGTTGATCTAGCTCTTTGGAGGCTAGTTTTCCTTCATTCATCACAGACTCAAGATGTCCTTTGATTTTGTCGACCATATTATAGGCCATCCAAAGAACTTGTCTTTGATCGTGATCTTTATAAGACGTGTTAAATATTTCCTCTTTGTATCGAGTTTTTAAATAACTAATCGCCTCTTTCATCAGGGGTTCGTCCAGTATTAACTGGGCCTTTGTTCCCTGCGAAATCTGTTTTGTTAGATCCTTTGTCATTAAAAAATGTTTTTTGACCTTTCATTATTTCTTTAAATAAATCACCTGATTGTTTAACTTGTTGTGTTTCTACCATAGATCGGTTCTTCATTTCAAGCTCATTTATTTTAGTACCATATTTAAGTTCCATTTCTTTAACTTTTAGTTCAAAATCTAGCATACTTTGTCTTAATTCAGCTTCTAGTTTTTTCATAGATACTTCAGCATCTAGAGATTTTCTTTGGTTTTCACCTTGTACTTGAGCTAATGATACCTTTTCAAATTCTGTTGGTGGTTTAGGAGGAAGTGGTGGCATTTGTGCTGCACCTACTTCAGGATCCATAAAGAATGGTTCTACACTTCCAAGACCTGCATTCTCTACAAGTTTTTGTAATGTAGAATATATATTTTTAAGGTTAACTACTGGGCCATATACATTCTGTTGTAATTGTATTGCTTGTAGTTGTCTTTGTAAAATACCATTAAGAAGGATAAGTTGTTGTTCTTTAGATCCTGTACCTAATCCTACTTTAACAGATAAGTTAACTCTATTTCTCCATTCGTATGGAGCCATAGGTACAAACTCACCTCTAATTCTAACTAATTTTTCTTTTTGCTGATACTTGCAAAGTAATTCAAATATCTTAATTCCTAAATCTTTAACACCAGTTTCTGCAAAAGTTCTAGCAATCAATTCCATTCTCATTTGAGATTGAGTTAAAACCTGGTTCATGCCAGTTGCAGTATCTGTATTAAGTGAATCTGTTTGTAAACCTTGTGAAGATTTTGTAACACCTGATCTTGCTTCTCTTACTGAGTCTAAATAATTTAATAGTCCTGAAGCTTGTTCTGTAATAGGTTGAGCTGTCATAACTTGCATAACATTTTGTGGTGGTTGTTTAGTTCTTACAATACCACCTGGACGATTTGTTAAAAGATCATCCATAGCTACTTGACCATCTTGAATAGCAATTCTGTTATTATTAGTTAGATACATATTATCTAACATCTGTCTCATAACAGTAGATTTAATTAATTGTATATCTTCAATAAGTTCAGAAACAGATCTACCATAAAATCTGTGAGGCATAATAATTGGAGTCATTGAAACAAAAGGAATTGAATCAATCTCCATCATATCTAATATTTTATAAGATCCATTACCTGCTAAACAGACTTTCATTAATTCTGATTTACCATCACCATTAACATCTAATCTTACATAACACTCATGTACTAATATTTCATCAGAAGAACTATCACCTCTATCTTGTGGTGCAGAGAAATCTGTATCTTGGTATCTTACTTGTCTATCTTCTAAATAATATTCTGAATCACCAGTAGGTAGATTGTAAACCATATCTTTATCATAACCCATTTCTACTAATTGAGTTCTAGTCATACTTACTCTATGACAAACAAAGTTAGCAGACTCGATAGATTTAGCTCTACGTTCTATTAAAAATTCTTCAGGTGGAATAGGATCAATTTTAACTTGTCCATATTTTTGTGTCTTATGAATAACGACATCATGAAATGTTACTGTATCAATAACCTTATCATTATTATCTTTAAATTCTTCATCGTATTCTTGATGTTCTGATTCTGTAACTTCATCATCTGCAAGTAACAAATTGTATTCATCATCTGTTAATTTTTTATATTCTTCTCTTGTAGTTTTTTCAGAGTCATCCCAATAAACTTTTAAGATACCATTCTTCTGTACTAAGGCATCTTTGAATGCTGTATACAATGCAGAAAAACCCCTGTTCTCTTTATAGAAAACATGGTTAATATAATCACTAGCTTGTTTAGCTACCTTCTCATCTTCAGGCCCAGCAGGTTCACAATGAAATACATTATCTCCAGCTGTAAAAATTTTCATTAAAGAAGGCATTAAAGATTCAATCGTATCAGATACATCTGTACTAACGACTTGAGATCTTCCTTCTTGTTCATTACCAAAAGGTTTACCTAAATAATATTCTAAAGACTTACGTCTACGAGATACTATCTCACCACCAATATAACCTGATGATGCTCTTAGTTCTCTATTTAATATTGCTACAATTTCATTTTCTGTCATACTATATATTTATAATCCACATTTATTGGTCTTTGCCAGTCTGATGTATCAATAGGATCATGTACGCATCCATATCTAAACGCATCTGCTGCGTGTGAACACCAATCGTGCAAAGGTTTATTCTTAAAAACTTGGTTCTTCTCATCCCATTGTTTACGATATTGACGTAATGCATCTAAACCTAATTTACATTTTTCTCTATCAAACCAACAATGTGGTAAAGCATTTCTAACAGATTCTATACCATGATCAACCTCTAATTTAGGAGCAACTTCAAAGTCTATTCCTAAATCGTTAGCAACTTCTAATCTAGATTTTCCTGTTCCTAATTCCCTAGCTTGTATATCATGAGGTGCTATATGTCTTTCGTAGTTATAGTTCTTATCTTCTAAGACATCTGCGTAGTGAGCTAAAGACTCACCTGAGTTCTCATAATAATCTATAAGGTGTACTTCTTCACCTACTCTTTGTGCAAACCAAATAGCTGTTGAATCCCCTATACCTAAATCCCACCATGTCTCGACACCTACGTGTTCTTCGACTGGAATACTCCCAATTCTCTTTTCATTATCAGCTTTGGTAACTAATTTCCCATAATAACTACCACTAACAGCAGCAGTAAAAGAACATTCAAACTCTTGGTTATATTGTTCTTCAGTCATTATAGACTGTGCATCTTTTAATTCTTCGTCAGGAACTACATTGGTTTCAGAAGCTCTATACATTTTTGCAAACCAATTCTTTTGTCCTCGTTGTGCAAAATCATATACTTCCCAAAATTGATTATGACCCATTGGTGTTCCAATAAACATAACCCATCCCATTGTATCAGCTACTGCTGGACGTATAATTTCTGTCCAGGTTCTTGGTGCCATGATAGCAAATTCGTCCATCACAACTCCATGATAACCCATACCTCTAAGTGAATCAGGATGATCGGCTCCAAATATTTGTAGAGTAGATCCGTTAAATAATTCTATTTTTAATTCTGTTTCGTTTTTACTACCACCTAAATACATTAGTGGTTTTGTATAAATTTTTAAATATTCCCAAGCAATAGATTTACCTTGTCTATATGTT